GTTGACATGGCGTTGAACCTTGGATTTACAGGATTCCGTAGAGGTTATGACTTCTATAAGTCTGATTGGAAGTACTTGAACGACCCAACTATGCGTGGTGGTCTTAACCAAACTGCAGCAACTGCTACCGGTACCATCACAGGTTTGTTGGTTCCTGCAGGTTCTACTTCAGTTTACGACCAAATCATGGGTAAGAACGCTAAGCGTCCATTCTTGCACGTACGTTTCAGAGCTTCTGAAGCTGAAGACAGACGTTACAAGACTTGGATTACAGGTTCTGCAGGTGGCGCTACTAACAGCGACCTCGATGCTATGGAGGTTAACTTCCTATCTGAGCGTTGTGTATGTACCCTTGGTGCAAACAACTTCGTATTGTTCAGATACGGATGATAAATAAATGGAGGGTGCCTTTAATGGCACTCTCCTTTTTAAATTTTAATTAAATAAAATCAAATAATAAAATGGCAAAGAATATCCCTGTAGACAAAGTCTACAAACTAAAAAACGGAAGTCCACTTTCCTATACACTTGCATCTAGAAACCACCCTCGATTCCCCTTGATGTGGTTTGATGAAAAAAATAATGTCAATAGAGCTTTAAGATATGCTACTAATCAAAAGTCCCCTTTTGAAGATGAGCAGGATGGCAACGCAATTATTGAACCTATTATATTTGAAGACGGATTTCTAAGAGTACCAAAGCAAAACCCTGTACTACAACAGTTCCTTCATTACCACCCGTTAAATGGTATTGTGTTTTCTGAGGTAGACAAAGAGAAAGAAGCAGCTGAAGAAGTTGAAGATTTGAACTTAGAGGTTGAAGCTTTAATTGAAGCTCGTCAATTAACTATTGACCAAATTGAAACTCTTACTAGAGTAATGTTTGGCAAAGACCCATCTACTGTGTCTACTGCTGAATTGAAGCGTGACATCTTGGTTTTTGCTAAGACTGAGCCTAGAGAGTTTTTGAATATATTGAATGACCCTGAACTAAAGTTTCAGGCTAAGGTTAGAATGTTCTTCGAAAACAAGCTATTGGTTTTGAGAAACAACGATAAGGAGATTTGGTACAACACATCGACAAATAAAAAGAAGATGATGTCCATCCCTTACGGAGAAGACCCTTATGAAACGGCGGGGGGATTTCTTCAAAGTGACGAAGGTATCGATGCTCTAAGAATGCTAGAAGCAATTTTAGAATAATATTATTGATTAAATGGTTAAGAAAGGGGGCGTTGCTATGCCTCCTTTTTTTTGTTTATATTTGTAAAAAGGCGAAAAGATGATAAACTCTGTCAGAAATACGGTGCTATCCGTTTTAAATAAGAATAACTACGGGTACATCTCCCCATCAGATTTTAATTTGTTTGCTGCAAATGCTCAGATGCAAATCTATGAAGACTATTTCGACAGCTATAACAAGATTATTAATGCTGAGAATGTTAGGAGTGCGGGTACTGACTATGCTGACTTAGAGCAGCCAATGTCAGAAACAATGGAAACTTTTTTGAGAACAGATTATCTTACTAAGATTACAGCTAATAAGTTCTCAGCTCCGTCACTTACGACTACAGGATTTCAAGCATACTACATATTGGACATACAATGCAAGCCTGTTACTTTGGCAACAGGAGCTAACACTTCTGTGTCTTCAGGTAATCTAGTAAATACTACAGGAGCATTTTTATCAAAGGGCATCGTCCCGGGAGATGTGGTTACAAACTTGACAACAGGATTAGTTACTACTGTCGTAGCTGTTTTAAACAACACCACAATTCAGTTGGCATCAAATATATTTTTAGCCACACCTAATTCGTATGCAATATTTTCTTCAGCAACAATTGTTCAAGCTGAGAAAGTAAGCAATGGAAAAATAAGTTTGTTGAATAATTCAAATCTTACTGCTCCATCTATTCAATTTCCTTCTTATACTTTACAAGGAGAAGTAATTACAATGTATCCAAATTCTATTCAGAACAAAGGACAAGTTGAATGTATTTACTTTAGATTTCCTAAAACCCCTAAATGGACGTATATTAACTTGTCAAGCGGAGAGCCTGTATTTGACCAATCACAGCCTGACTATCAAGACTTTGAGCTTCCTGCTGAAGATGAGTACAAGTTAGTTTCAAGAATACTTCAATATTGTGGTATGTCTATCAGAGAAACTGAGGTGGTACAATTTGGAGTTGGTAAAGAACAACAAGAGCAGAACCCATAAAAAGATAAGACATGGCATACATATCACAGTACGATTATTATGAGAATGGAGGAGCATCTCCTGAGAATGCCAATTGGGGCTCATACCAATACATTAGCCTACAGGATATTGTAAATAATTTCTTGTTGATGTACTCAGGAAACCACTCTTTGGTAAACAACGAGGAGCGTTACAAGATTTTGTTTCACGCTAAGCGTGCAATACAGGAGTTGAACTATGATGCATTCAAAGAAATAAAAGTTCTTGAGCTTGTTGTTCCTGATAACCTGAAGTTTGTGTTCCCATCTGACTATGTCAATTGGGTTAGGATTTCATTGTATCAAGATGGATGGCTTAGACCTTTGTCTGAGAACATTCAAACTCTTTCAGCTAGAGCGTATCTACAGGACAATAAAGGAAGAATTCTATTTGACGAAGAGGGAAATGCATTGTCTCCTGAGTACTCAACGATTGACTTTGATAATATTACTAAAATCAAGAAGAGCATTTACCTAAATAAAGCCAATCAATTCTATGGTAGCGAAGGATGGAACTATGATGGGATGTGGTATTTTGAAGGGAACATTGGTGCTGCTTATGGTTTAAATACAGAGACTGCAAACTTCAATCCTACATTTAATATCGATAGAAAAGCAGGAGTTATCAACTTTGATTCTCCTATGGCAGGACGTGAATGTATTTTAGAATACATTTCAGATGGAATGGAGCAAGGAGATAATTCTAAGATTACTGTAAATAAGTTATTTGAAAAATACATTTACGCATATATTCAGTATGAAATTCTGAATAGCAAGCTAGGAGTTCAAGAATATATTGTGGCACGTGCTCGTAAAGAGAAGTCTGCTCTATTGAGAAACGCCAAGATTAGAATCAGTAATATTCATCCCGGAAGACTCTTGATGAACTTGAGAGGATTAGACAAGCAAATTAAATAAGATGGTAAAGATTAGCAGAAACTTCGCAGCAGGAAGAATGAACAAAGTCTATGACGAAAGAATCATTCCTGACGGAGAATACATTAATGCTATGAACATCAGAATGGGTTCTACCGAGAACTCAGAGATTGGTGTTATTGAGAATACCAAGGGTAATTTGCCTTTGACTTCTTTGTCATATATTGATGGGACACCGCTTAGTGCTTCTGCTAGATGTATTGGTGCTATTGAGAATAGCGCTACAGAAACTTTGTATTGGTTTGTTCACGACCCGAACTTTAGCGTTGGTGCTACAGGTAAGTTAGATTTGATTGTGTCTTTTAATGTGAACACAAAAATACTGACATACCATGTAATTAGCATTAATGATGGAGGAGGAATAAACACCACACTTAACTTTAATTCTAGTTATCTAATTACAGGTGTAGATATCTTGGACAATAAGCTATTGTTTTTTACAGATGATTACAATGCGCCAAGATGTATAAATGTTGAAAAGAACTATGCTAACCCTGTTTCTAATATTGATGGATTTAGTTCTGAGTCAATACTAGTAATAAAGAAGCCACCTGTTGAATCTCCTAGTATTCAACCTTTTGTTAATAACGGACAAGAGAACTACTTGGAAACTAGATTTATATGCTTTGCATATAGATACAAGTATGCAGATGGAGAATACAGCGCCACATCACAATGGTCTGCCCCTGCATTTATTCCTAAAGCTTTTAACTTTAGCGTTGACAGCTATTTGAATGAAGGGATGACAAACTTTTGTAATGCTGTAAAAATATTTTATAACTCGGGCGGTCCGCTTGTAGTTGGCATTGACCTACTATTTAAGAGGGCTGATGGAAATATTATTAAAGTTATTGAGAAGTTAGATAAAGCTAATTTAGGATTAATTAACAATTACGTATATGAGTATGTATTTACTAATAGCAAGATTTTTACAATCCTTTCTGAGGCTGAGCTACTAAGACTTTATGACAACGTACCTCGTTTTGCTAAGGCTCAAACAATCATGGGCAAC